GTACACACCAACAAAAAAGGATAAAATCATGAAAGCATCATCATTCAAATCAAGTTATAGAACACTTTTGGAGAATTCCGCCAGAGAGATGAATCACGAATCAGTCAGCGATACCGTATCCATCGAGTACCATGATAACTGCATAGTAATAGCATCCACGTATCTATCGACATACAAAGCAATCGCTATTGCGTTTTACGCCCAACATCAAAACTCAGATGAACTTATGTGTACGCTATTATCTGATCTAATATTTTGGGCTAATTCATCAGAATATAATAGTGCTTTTAAGAATCACATTAAGCACAAAAACAAGGCAGCATAAGGATAACATCACATGCTTATAGAAATTCTTGCGCTATATTTCCTACTCTTACCGATTCTATGCGTGCTAGCCATTGGCGGCTGGTGCGCTGATAAGGTAGAGGAAAAGTGCAAACCAAAAAACACTAAAGTTAAGATCGATTATAAATAATTAACTAACATTGAGGTATTAAGATGAAAAAAGCAGAACTATTCGAGAAAGTAAATAACCAAATTATCCAGCTAATGAAGGATAACGGCCAGGACTGGGCGAAAGGGTGGGCTAGTAAGTATGTCCACGACACGCCGCGCAACGTAATCAGCAATAAAGGGTACAGTGGTTTCAACTCCTTTATAACCTATTGTGCGCCGTTTAGTTCGCCTTTATGGGGAACCTATAAGCAATGGAAGGATAAAGGCGTGCAGGTGAATAAAGGCGAAAAGGCCACGCATATAATATATGCCAGCAAATTTTTACCAAAAGACCAGAAAAACCTACCAAAGGATGAACAAAAAAGCGCATTTTGTCTCAAGCCTTACGCGATCTTTAACAGCGAGCAGACAGACTATGTAATGCCAGCGTGCGAAATTGTGGAAGTTGAAAAGAGTGCGGATGTACACGCGGATGCAGAAGTATTTGTATCTAATACTGGCGCGAATATTACGCACGAAGGGAGCAGCGCCTTCTATATGCCAAGCTCAGATAAGATCACCATGCCGCCGCGTGAGCAATTTTACACCACTAGCGATTATTACGGCACGCTGTTACATGAGCTGACACACTGGACGCGCCACGAATCACGCCTGGATAGATCGTTTAATCAGAAACGCTTCGGGGATGAAGGCTACGCTCAAGAAGAACTAGTCGCGGAATTGTCCAGCGCGATATTGTGCGCTCACATAGGCATTGACGCTGAACCGCGTGCAGATCATGCTAAATATATTAACAATTGGATAAAGGCGATTAGGAATAATGAATCCGCCATGCTAACGGCCTTTAGCCATGCCACAAAAGCCGTTGAATATCTCGATTCACTACAGCAACGCAAAGCCATTGCGGCATAATCCTACGCCACCACCACAAGGCCGCCACCGCGCGGCCTTTTTTGTGCGCGTGTGTTTTTGTCGCTACTGGATCAGCTCCAGCGATTGCACGCGCCACGTATGCGCGTCTATGCGCGTGTATGCCATCGTATTGATATAGGTATGCTTTGCTATAGGTTCACATTATCGCCGCTGATATGTGATCTGACAGCCTCGTTTTTGGGTCAAAATTCTATACCCTAAGCGAAGCATAACGGCCCGACCCTAAGCGAAGCATAAGCATCTGATAGAAGTTCTAACATCTAACAGTTAGATATTAGATTATATGTTAGATATATCCCTTGCACATTCGATAATCATACGTTACTCTTGCGTCAATGTTCCGCTATCGCATAGCGAAGCATAAACCATTCCTCAAAAAAAACGCCCAGCGGAAGCCAGGCGTAATCACATTGAGGAGTTTCAAAAAAACGAAACGAGGTAACTATATCATGAAACATTCACCCGATAAGCATCTTTCTGGCTCAGTCATGGCAGCATGGCTTGGCTATAACCCCTGGCAATCACCATACCAAGTGCTTGAGAACGCTCGATCAGAGCGTCAAGAACTGGACTCGCTGCAAATCGACATTGGTACGGCTGTTGAGCCTGTGATCCTAGAGCGCGGATTGCAAAGCATAAGTCTTGATCCAAAAGATATGTTCAGCTACGAGGACAATCCAGATCACGACACGACATATCTAGCCAAGAAGCACCCAGAACTGGAGCTTTACTATTCAGATGATGGGTTGATTCGAGCCGATAGTGTGACCATCAAGACCGACCCAAGCAAAAACATCTACGTCATGAATGACCAGGGGGAAGTCACGCTCGATGGGCTTTGCATACTAGAAGCAAAATACACAACGATGCTACCAGCCAGCGATCACCAGCCACCGCTTTATCGAGGCCCGATTCAGTTGCAAGTTGGCATGATGTGCCACAAGGCGAAGCATGGCATTTTATTTACTTGTTATGGTGGGCGCGAATTGCATGTCCACATTTTCGATTCGCACGAATCCACTCAGAAAATAATTTACGATGGCGTTGTAAAATTTGAGGAACACATGTTCGATGGTACATATCCCGATCCCATCTCCATTGAGGAAGTCGGTAAATTATACCCTGCCGCAAGTGACGATAGCGTGAAGTTAGCAGTTGATTTGATGGATAGCGTCAACTCATACCGCGAGGCTCAAGAAGCGATTAAGCAAGCTGAGATAATCCGCAAGCGTGAAGCGATGAAGCTCATGGAAGCCCTAGGCGAAGCATCATCGGGTGTGATACCTGGTTTTGAAGCCGACACCAAAGTGAACTGGCCTATGCGTAATTACAAGCCCAAGCCAGCAACGTGTTGTCCTGAATGTGGCTTTGAGATTGAGCCAGCAAAAGATGGATATTCAGTACGTCAAAAATCAATCACTATCAAAGAGGTCAGCAACGCATGAGATTACTTTCAGCAAAAGCCGCAGCAGAATACTGCAATTATAACTACAAGCACTTCCGCGCACTCAAGATATATGGTCGAGGGCCTAAGTACATACCCATCGAGGGATCAAAAATGGTGGCGTATGAGATCAACGACTTAAACGAATGGATGCGTGTTTGCCCAAAGAATACATATATCTACAAGCCGAGTCAGCAGGATACCAATAAACCTATTAACATTTGGAGCAGAAAATGACATTACCTACATTAGCACCACAATCAATGAGTGAAGCCATCGAGTTCAGCAAGATGATTGCTGGCTCTGGATTAGTTCCACAGCAGTACAAAAACAAACCGCAAGATGTTCTGGTTGCGGTTCAATGGGGCTACGAGCTTGGCTTGCAGCCTCTCCAGGCATTGCAGAACATCGCAGTTATCAACGGCAAGCCATCTGTATATGGTGATGCCGCGCTTGCCTTGGTCAAAAATGACAGCCGATGTGCAGGCGTGCATGAGTACATAGATGGTGATGGTGATAATCGTATCGCTTACTGCACCGCAAAGCGCAGGTATGGTGATGACATCGAGGAAACCACACGCACATTCTCAGTTGATGATGCCAAGCGTGCTGGTTTATGGGGGCGAAAAGGGCCATGGACACAATACCCAGATCGTATGCTTACGATGCGTGCCAGAGGCTTCACTTTGCGTGACGCTTTCCCAGATGCGCTCAAAGGCGTTATCACTGCTGAGGAAGCGCAAGACTACCCGTCAAAAGGGAAGTCCACGCAGACAGCAATACAGGAAGCCCCAGCCAATCCATTGGATCAGCTACCCAAACCTGAACCCAAGCCTGGACCCGAAGCGAAGCAAGAGCCAGAAGTAGTTGAGGTGGTTGATGACTATGGCGAAGTGGTTGAGAAGCCCAAGAATATCGCTCAACAAAAAATAGCTGAGATCAAGAAGAACTTACGCGACAGCAAGCCAAAGGTATACAAGCTCTACCATTGGAATGGTGACGAGGCCAAGGAATACAAGACACTGCCTGGATGGGCCGATGGCTTCAAAAACCTGATGGCAAAGATGGCTGACAGTAAAAAGTTTGATGCAAAGAAAAAAACTGAGATGTTAATCGCCATGCGAAGTAGCAACAAGGAAGTGATTGAAGACCTTGGCAGCATCGAGCAGGAATCAGTGAAGGACTTTTACATGACTCTTATAGATAAGGTGAAATAAAATGGTACGCAAAGGACTTACAGAAAAGCAACGCCAGGTGTATGACATCTTGGTCGAGTCACAAAAGGTTCATGGTTTTGTACCAACGATGTCTGCAATCGCAGAAAAAATTGGTGTCACTAAATCCACAGTGCAAGTACACTTAAAAGCTCTCGAATCCAGAGGATGGATCAAAGCCGCAGGGGGCAAAAAAAGTGGTATCACAATTTACTAAATCAATCGTGACTGACTCTCATGAAATCGCCGTAGAATATGCAGGTACACTCAGCAGCAGGGGTTACGACACAGTGATTGCATCGCTGGGTGATTCTTTACTGGTAAGCACGTTTGAAGACTACGATGAGTTTCACGCAGTTGCACCAATTTTGGAAATCTTCAGGAGCGTAGCCTAGCTACGCTTCTTTTTCTTCATCTTATCCATCGCCATCTTTTTCAGACGCTTATCTTTCATGTCTGCCTTCGATGGACGACCAACGCGAGAACCATAAGTTCCCTTTCCCATTGGCATATCTTTACCCCTTCAGTAAGTCTTTATCTGCTTTGCGCGCGCCACCCTTGCCACTGACAAAGGACTTCACACGCCCCATTGCCCACTGATGCGCTGATACTTTAGGTCGTGAGCCGCTTGAATAGTAAGCACCTAAACCACGCTTGTAAACTTTATTCAATGTGCTTGCGCTGAAACGCGAAGCACCAGGAATGTTCTTGAATTTTGGACTCATCGACTTGACCTCTGCTTTGATATTCGATCCATCTCTGCTGGTGTTAGCAAGCCCATCTTATACTTTGCCCTGGTTCGCAGAATCTCTCTGCGTGTTGCATCAGGATTGCTACTACCCTTGACGTACTTCTCAGGGATACCAGATTTCTTGTCTTTCTTGACCTTCTTGAACTTACGCATATTTCCACATCACTGGTGTTGTTTCTCTAATATCCACATGTATAAATGTATCAGCTATACCAATCCCAGTGAAGCCAAGACGTAATGCTTCTGTCACAATAATCATACGCTTTTTGCTATCAGTAATCTTAATATCTGATGCAATCCCTTGAGTATGGGTGCCACCTTTGGCTTTGCGCTGCTCGATGCTATGTTCAATCGAACGATAGCCAGATGTAATCACAAATGGAAAACCGCAGTTCTCACGCAAGACATCCAGCATCTCCAAGAACTGCTCATTCATTTGGTTCTCGCCAGTCTGCGAGCAATCAAACTCTTTTATGTCGAAATACTTCACGCTGTTTTATTTCGATTTGACATCAACAAACGAAAGTCTGCACCAGTAATCCTGTTCCTTGGTTCTGCCACCCTGGCAATCTTCATCTGCTTTGCGCTATATTTTTTCTTACCCTTTGGCTTTGGCATATCATTTCCTCATCATATTTTTGACTGATTGAATCCCGAAACTAGCAGCAAACACCACGCCCACCGCAGTCTTGTAGTAATCTGGCATTGTATCTAATGCAGCAAACCCACGCATAACAATGTCCTCATGACCAGTGAAAGCCAGGATCAGTGGAATAGACACTAGGATAGTCAGCCATTCATCCTTCCATGAATTAGCAGATGCCTCAGCCATTGTCTGATTCCATTCCAGCTCACCAGTAGCCACCTTCTGGGCTATGACTGCCTTAGCTTCTCTCT